GTCTAAGGCGCTGGAGGCGGTGTTAGACGTTATAAAATCATTCGTAAAAATTTATTCTAATTTTGACAAGTCTTTGAAGCCAACATTTGAACGCGCACAAAAAGCCCTCGCCCAGCTCGAGGAAACGGAGAAAGAAAAGTGAGTGAAGCAGTTCGGCGTGTAATGCCCGCATTCTACAAAGTCATGACTGACTTCGACATTTCGACTAGCGACGCAATCGGAACGACGGTCGAACTGATCATTTTCGTGCCGCTCGCAATGTTCACTTTCGCCCTATGCTATGAGTTGATTGCGCAACTATGGAGAGAATTGAGAGAGAAGTGAAATATTTTAAATGGGCTCTGCTAATCGGGGCAAAACTTTAAACTTAGTGATCTGAGGTAATAGAAACGGACTCAGATTGCTACGCCTGGCGGCATTTGGCCTAACTCCTTTTTAGGTTAGGTGCCGCCAGGAATATAGTTATGATTGTTAAATGGGGGATCTATGCCAGTACATAAAACCAAATTAAAAAGCGGTAAAACAGGTTATCAATGGGGATCGAAGGGCAAGGTGTATCCAGGTAAAGGAGCTAAAGAAAAAGCGGCTAAACAAGGCCGCGCCGCATATGCCGCTGGGTATAAATCAAAGAAATGATCGGCTGGGCGCGCCAGTAAAAAGGAAACCCAGCTCCCTAAAGATGGTTTACTTCTTTAGAAAGCTGGGCATATATTGACTCCGTCAAAGAAACAATATGTGATGATGCTGCTGATGATGATGATGACGATGACGATGACGATGGTCAATAAATCCCATATTCCTTGGGAAAACACCATCAAAAACTGATTTACGAAACAAAAATTACTTTAGCATTCATCACGCGTCGGGGGACGCATATGGGGAATGGGGGTATGTGGGGATGGATAATGAGATAGAAACTGTCAGGATTATCAACTGGAAACGGCACAACGCACGCAAGGATGTTGATAAACCGAGTTGGTTTCGGATGGAAAATACTATCATGTTTGACCGGAAATTATTCCGGCTAAACAGCGAAGAAAAATGGGTCTGGGTGTGTCTTTTAGCGTTCGCAAGTCAGGCCAATTCGGACACATTTCCGGTCGATTTGGAATACTTCGCATGTCATTCCGGTGTCGCGAAGCATAAATTCATGGCCGCACTTGAGAAACTTGAATCAAATCAGTGCGTTCAATTATCAACACGCCGACGTAACGCCGACGTAACGCCGACGTGCCTACAGACAGACAGACAGACAGACAGACAGAACGGCGAACACGTCGCCGTGTTGTGTGTGTCAGAACTCAAACCTGAAGGCATTCAAGAAATCTGGAATGAGAACTCCAGTCGAACCCAAACCAAGTGCCATAAACTCACGGACGATCGAAACAAAGAAATCCGAACTCGCCTAAAAGATTATCCTGACAAAAGTTATTGGGAATCTGTTGCCAAGACAATCGCCAGAACCGAATGGTGCAACGGCGGAAAGGATGGGAAGGGTTGGGTTGCTGATTTCGATTATTTTATTAGCAAGCGGTGTCATCGAAAGTTTTTCGATATCGTGCAGCAAAAAGTTCCCCTAGAGGCCAAACCAACCGAAGATCCATTTGAACTAGAGCGTCAAAAACAATCGCGCATCGCCGAACGAGAGAAGCTCGCCAATGCAAACCGGTAGCAGCATGGAGCTTGTCAGCAAATACTTTGGCCACATGCGTTCAATCAAAGAAATCGCATTTCAGGCTTACGAGGAACTTTTAACACCCTTCCCGGCTGTCAGAATTCCGTTATGGCGCGCGTTCGACGATGCAACAGGGGGTTTGCGTGCGCGAGAATTTTCGATTCTCTGTGGGGCAACTGGGACGGGGAAAACGACGTTCCTTGCAAATCTCTCTGCGCAACTCTTGATTCAGCGCACTAAACACTATGTGGCAAGCGTTGAAACCGGACCGACTGATTTCGCGAAGCGAATCATGAGTGCGTTGCTCGAGGAGGATCTCAACACAGGCGATCCGGTGACATTTGAACGAATTATGGAACTCAAGGCACGTTGGGATGGCGTGCTTTTTAAAGAGGATTTAATGCTGGGTTTGTACGATAACCGCATTCCACTTCAGACATTGCTCGAGGAACTTGAAATTGCTCATAAGCAATACGGCTGTCAGGTCGCGATGTTGGACAACTTAAATTTTTTCATGGAAATGACTTCAGAGAAAAATCAGATAATCGAAATGGATCGCACAGTCCATGAAGTTATCATGTTTTGCAAGCGAATCGATATGCATATTATTATGGTCATGCATCCAAAAAAAACCGATCATGGCCGAGTTGATTCTGAATTCGATATAAAAGGTAGTTCTACTGCGGTTCAAGAGGCGCATAATATATTTTTATTTAACCGCCCACGCGATGACGATCAACATCAATACCCAGTGAATAATTTCCGCGAACTAAAAATTGCAAAATTAAGGCGTCGTGGAAAGCATGTCGGAAAGCGCATCATGTTTCGAAACACTAATTCAAGTTATGCAGAAGAGGCGGTTCTATGAGCGATAAACAACTCGAAGCTAGAATTGCCGATATGAGTGAGCACTGTGAATTGATGGCGGCGCACATCGTTACGCTTAATCGATTCCTCCGAATCTATGAAAGGCGAGTACGCGAATTATCGAGCATGATACAACTCCAAGTATTCGAGGATGATAAACAGATTTATGTGCGCCGTCAGACATATGAAAATGGAAAAAGTGATAATGGACAATAAACAAATAGAACCGATATTTACTATCGAGGATTTACAGCACCGTGTCGCCGATAGATTGGTTAAACTAAAGGTGCGACCAGAAAAATTAGACGATATCGAGAGCATTATCGTTTGTTTCGAGATCCTCTGCGAAGAAATAAACGCTATAAGAAACGAGATGCGCAGGAAACTCTAATGTCAACATGCGACGGCGTAGCAGACAGCAGAACCATCCTGGCCATCGACCCCGGCAATATAGAATCTGCATGGGTGATTTACGATGCAGGAAAAATAAAACAGGCAGGAAAGAGTAAGAATGAGGAACTAATCGAATGGATTACGTCTAGCCGAGAACTACCCGAATACGAAACTGCGATTGAAATGATAGCGAGTTACGGTATGCCAGTGGGCAAGGAAGTTTTCGACACATGTCTATGGATTGGTAGGTTCTGCCAAGCAATTGAGTCTCGAGGAATTGAGTCCAATCTAGTTTACCGGAAGGAAGTTAAAATTCACCTATGCGGGTCGCTAAAAGCCAAGGATTCAAATATCAGACAGGCTTTGATTGATCGATATGGTGAGGTACGAGAATTAGCAATAGGCAGTAAGCATAAACCTGGCCCGTTGTATGGGATAAAAAAAGATATGTGGTCAGCGTTGGCCGTTGCGATTACGTTCGAGGAAAAACAGACATGGAAGCGATGAAAAAGACGGGTGACGGGTGGTTAGTAATTAGCAGAGAAGAGGGTGAGGGAATTAAAGTCGGTGAAAATATTATGGTCTATCTATCTCAGATATATAAAAACCGATTGAAAGCGAAAATCGCCATTAAAGCGCCACGCGAAATGCGCATAGAACGCATTCAGACGAAAAAGAGTAAGTCCGATGTACGATGAATTAGCGTTGGCAATTATCGGAATTACTGTCTCCGCATTTTTATTTTCAGCGGCGATTGGAGTCGTGAGGAGTGTTTCTTCATACCGCAGACAAAATAGGGGCAAGAATGGACTCAGATGATTTGATTTCTATTTTAACTGACATGGACACATTGCCGTTAGTATTTCGAGATCCAAATAAAAGGCGGCTGGTGATTCAGAAAATAGAAGTCAATCAAGCAACTGGAGAACCTGCCGTCCACATTGATCTAGGATTTTACGAACCGTCTAGGCATCAGCAGGCGGATTGGCAATCTGACGCGAGCGGTAATTGATATGAAATCGGCGGGTGATTTCGCACAAGCATTTAAACGAAATGCAACGGTGGTTGTCTGGTTGATGAGTTTAGCCATATGTTTGACGTTCAGCATGGGGAAAGAATATGGAGCTCTAGCCGTTGCCCCTTGGGGTGCTTTAGTCGCTGTGGGTATATCTTGGCAAGTTTTAGGCGCTAAAGTCGATATATGGGGTAAATTGTTGGTATTCTACGCCGTCGTCCTTGGCGTCTATGGTGCGTTTTCGTCATTTGCCTGGTCCGGCGTCCACTTGGCGGTGTCCGAGGCGTTACGTTCCTCGAGTATGACCAGTGTTGTTTGTTTAATGGGCGTGATCGGAGTTCTGAACGTATTAGAACTTTTTAATCTCATCGGACAGGTAGCGAAAATTTTGGGAGCGTTTGGGCTTATAGTATCAATCGCGACCCTAATTGCGTTTCTTTGTGGCGGCGATGTAACCAGACAGGTACCGTTATTCGATAATCCTTCGATGGCTTGCGCGTTTTCCGTTATGACTTTGCCTCTATTGCTTGCAGGGATTAAGTCACAGAGAATAAGCTGGGCACTTATTGCAGTTGTCGGATTATCCGTGATCGTAACTAAGGCAACCGCTCCGCTGCTAGCACTTTTGGCGGTTCTGTATTTGCTTTATACGGAATTGAGAGGCCCGATTGTGGTCAGTGGAGTGTTTTATCTTTGGTCGCAACACTGGCATCTATCGACAAGCGGCAGAACCGAGATATGGGTTATTGCATTACATAAATGGATCTCGGCAGACTGGGCGGCGTACTTATTTGGGTTCGGTCCAGGTACAATCGAAAACTTGCTTCCGGCATGGAGCGGGCCAAGAGGAAGTTGGTTAAATATGCACAACGAATGGCTACAAATTCCGATTGAATTGGGGATTATCGGGGCCATACTGCTGAATATGTCATTATTGACTAGGTTAAAAGAATCGCGATGCAGAGTACATTCTCAGGCGGCTTTTGTTGGTGTGGCCGTTCTCGCTGTAGCCGAGCCCCTATTCAGATGGCCATTACATGCATTCGCCGCTGGTGTGATTTACACGACTAGTTTTGCAAGCGTTCAATTATCGGGGTGGGTTTGGGGCGCACGGAAACAAACCATTAAAGGGGAATCGGTGCCTGATTTGCATCATACATTTCCGAACAGAATGAGATAAAGTTGTGTTTTATTGTTAGTAGTTTCCCTGCGACACAAGGGGATGGCGGCGGGTTTTTAGAAACTTTGATACAGGATCGAAATTCCCGCCGCTAACTAAGATTTCCGGTCGGCCCGGTTAGATTCTCGGGGGAGGTCTAGCCGGGTTTTTTATTTATTGACGTATCCATTTTCTCACCTATTCTCTGAAATAAGGGGGATTCGCGAAATGAGTAGAAGAAAGAACGCCGCGACTGCGGGCGACGACGTAGACCAATTGGATCAGCGGGCAAAATCTAAAGAGGAATTAGAAGCAGAAGCCAGGCAATTGGCTGGCCTTCCTCCAGTCGAGGATGATGAATTAATCGTTCAGCGCGGCGCAAGGCAGGTATGGCATCATCTGTTCAAGCTATCGGTCGCAAAAGTAACCAAGGATCACGGTTGGGACCCATCGAAACCACACATTATCGAGCATGAACATACTCACATTTTCCATACTGTAGACTCTAACGGCGAACCTCAAACACAGACCAATAACGTAGCGGGTCATTTTCATTCGGTGGAAGTAGTTCAGAACTCGGACCCTAAAAAGAGGCCGACAATTCGGATCTCGGAAGCTAAAAAATTGGTTCGTAAGGAAGTGCGGAAGGGATACTTTAAAACGGTCGTTGTCTCTTATGACGAATACGATCGCGAAATGAACCCGCTACCGCCACACACTCACGACTTCCAATATATGGGATCGGATCTTATCTCTGTGCGTCATCATAACCCGGAGTTTGTAAAGTTTCAGGCAGAGCAAGCGGCTAAGCGGCCAGATAAGATCGCCGGTATCCTGGGGGGCTAATGGATTATCCCACGATGTGCCGAGCCGCTGCGCTAGAACGCATCAGAACTGCGCCGTATTTGACCCAGGATCAACGGAAATGGCTTTCTACACACGAACGCCTTAATAAACTCGTGATTGGGCTCTCGGAGCAATTTAAACTAGTGGATAAGTTCGATCACCGTTTCAGATCCAAGCCACTTACCAGGTCCGAGATCGATCAGGCAGCAAGGGACTTCACAGACGTTTGGGCTAAAGCAGCCATTCAGGAGCGCGATGAGCTCCTCATGAGTGATGCAGCCAAGAAAGCATTGGTATCAGAAGCCACTAATCTGAAACTATTACGCGACGAGGCAGACAAAATCCTCGAGGGGGGCGACGATGAGCGAATCATCAAAACCGATAAAGGCGAAATCAGTAAGCAAATCCACAGGCTTTGATAAACATCCAGGTGGCAGACCTTCGAAATACAAACCCGAATACTGTGAACAGATTGTAGAATTCTGCGAGAAAGGCGCAAGCCTGACTGCATTCGCCGCGTCAATTAGCGTTGCGAAGGATACGTTGGTCGAATGGGGCATTCAGCATAAAGAGTTTTCCGTCGCAATGCGTAAGGCCAAAACAAAAGCAGAGGCATATTTCGAGAAGCTAGGTGTTGCCGGAATGACCGGCCAGATCAAAGGGTTCAATGGGGGGATGCATAACTTTTGGATGATGGCTCGATTTGGATGGAAGACCGAACCAGAACCGGAAGCATTCGAAGAGACACAACTGAAGTTCACGACATGAGTAAAGAACGCGACGCGGCTAATGCATTAAAGAATTTAGCCGAGACTGGTAAATGCTGCGATCGGATCGATTGGATAGATCGGACTTTTGCAGATATGGAGCGCGAGATTATTCTCAAGGTACTGGATGAGAATTGGGCAAATAGAACGCGCACGGCTCAAGTGTTAGATTTATCTGTTCGAACGCTACGCGCAAAATTGGCTGTGTATAGAAAACAAGGATTTCAAATCCCTGGTAAGCCAATCGAATCTGAGGAAGTACCTAAAAAACCGGGACCGATAGATGAGTGATGAGGAAACTCCGCCAGTTAGAGCGATTACAACGAAAGCACTTACTCCGATTGTACTATTCCAGACGCTTATCAAGCGAGTTCATGAATTAGATCAGGTTTATGCCGTAGTTCGAAATAAAGATGGCACATTCGAAATGTATTCAACCCATGATCTAAGCGGGATTCCATCGGCGTCGGCAATGATGCAACATATGGCGATGGCGCAGGTTTTGGGCCGGATAGACGATGAATGAGAACCTTCGAACTCAAATACGATTATGCAGATAATCATGCGCAGGAGGAGTTCCATTTAGATACGGTTAGCAAGCTCCTGCATTTATCTGGTGGGTATGGCTCGGGTAAATCTTATGCGCTAGTCATGAAGAATGCTTCATTGGGCTATCTAAACCAACATATCCGAGGCGGATGTGTGGTTCCATCGATCGCAGATTATAAGAAGGATCTGCTCCCGGCATTCGAAGACGTATTAGAGCGCAATGGAATTCCGATCGTTTCTGTAAGTCAGCGCGGGGTTAAGAATGCGGCGAGGTACCATAAATCAGAAAAATGGTGGATCATGCCATGGTCGCGCGGGCGGTTGTATATCGCGTCGGCCGAAAAACGAATCAAGGGGCCAAACTGGGGATTCGCTACGGTTAATGAAGTCACATTGATGGGCCGCGTCAGCTATATGGATACGATTGGCCGCGTTCGAGTAGAGGAAGCGCCATTCCCGCAGATTGCCAGTTCTGGAACTCCCGAAGGCGATGACCACTGGCTGTATGAAGACTTTGTAGAGAAACCACTTCCTAGAAGCCGGATTATCTACGCTCGGACACACGACAACCGAAAGAACCTGCACGCCGATTATATTCCTATGCTCGAGGGCGCTTACGACAAGGCAATGCGGGACGCCTATATCGAAGGCCTATTCGTTAATATGCTTGGGAATAGGTTCTATTACTGCCACAGCCCACAGGTATGCAGGGATTCAACTATCGTATGGCGTAAAGACGAGGAGGTTCATGTATCGCTAGACTATAACGTGTCGCCGCTATGCGCCACGCTTTGGCATCTTGTAACTATTACCGACGGGACAGGTCGCCCGGTGATCGATCTAGTAACCCGCCAGCCAATGCAACGGCTGGAAGGATTTGCGCAGATTGAGATTGCCGACAATGGGGATGCGGAGAAAATGGCCGATGCATTTTATGAGTTTGGGTTAGATCCAGAACGAACGGTTATCTATCCCGATCCAGCAGGTAAAGCGCGCAGCACAAAAGGGCCGCCAGAAAATGAACAGCTCAAGGCTAGAGGATGGAAGCGAATTAGGGTTAAAAACATAGCCCCGCGTTTTCGCGCGAGACAATTAAAAGGCAATGCGCTGCTCGAGCGGGGTCAAATCAAATACCATCCCGATCATTGCCAAGGTGTGGACAGAGACTTTCGGTCTTGTAAGCGCGACCGATTGACAGGCGAGAAGGATAAAACAAACATGAAATTGACCCATTACTCGGACGGGTTCGATTATATGGTTGATATCCTATTTCCGATGCATGGGGCTAAACCAGAACACGGTTCCGTCAGACATACACGCGGTGTATGATCCATTTTAGATTATCGTGTAACATATAGGCTAAGGGGGCCATTCAATGTCATTCAAAATCGTATCTGAAGCGCAAATTCTGGATGAGGCCACCCGCAAGAGAATAATCGAGGAGATCCAAGGTCCAGAAAATCAACGCAGGAAAGCAGAAGCATTCCGCAGATACGAATGTTTTAAGGATCGAACCGATATTTATGTACTCGAAGACTTGTTGCGTCAGATGGATGAGGCTACGGTCATGGAGATGCAATACGCTCTGACCAATATCAGCTTCACTCGAAAGATTATCGATAAGCTCGCTAGAGTATATAACCCAGGCGTAAAACGCAGCATCCACGATAATGAAGCGGCTACGGCAGACTTAGAATCGGTCGCTAAAATTTTAAAGTTCAACCAGACGATGAAGAAAACAAATCGTCTTTTGAAACTTGAACACAACTGCGCTCTATACATCAGGCCGATTCCTTCGAAGACGGAGCTTGGTAAATTCGATCTAAAACCAAGTCCGCTCGCGCCATTTCTCTATGACGTTATCGAAGATCCTCAAGACGCAGAGAAGCCGATGGTATTCATCCTCTCGAGCTATAGCCCACAGCGCACCCAGCAATATTATGCGTTAGATGCTGCTGCGGCGGGCAGAACGCACATTCCGTTAGTTCGGCAGACAACTGGTGCGGAAGGCGATGGATTAAACCAGGCGATTGCCGATGCACCATTTGACGGCGACTCAGACGAGTTTATTTGGTGGAGCCCCAGCTTTCATTTCACGACAAATTGTAAGGGACAGTATGTGAATGAAATTGTGCCGGATCATTCGAATCCAATTAAGATGCTGCCGTTCGTCAATTTTGCAACCGATCAGGACGATAACTTTTGGGCGCAGGGTGGGAAGGATCTCGCGGATAGCGGTATTAAAATCAATGCACTTCTAACGCATCTGGCCCATATCGCCGTAACTCAAGGATATGGCCAGCTTTATATGACTGGCGACCCCGATGCATTGCCAAAATCCGTAAAGACTGGCGTCAATCATTGCATTCAATTGGCAGAGAAAGAGGGGGGCGCAAAACCCCAGGTGGGGTATTTAACCGCAAACCCGCCAATTGGTGACCTAGTAAAGCTAGTTGAAATGTATATTGCGCTGCTTCTATCGACGAATAACCTATCGACCACCGGGTTTGCTTCCAGTTTACAGGGTGGGGCAGGATTACCCTCTGGTATCGCATTAATGATCGATAAAGCAGAAAGCATTGAGGATGTAGAAGACCAATCTGAAATCTTTAGAGATGGCGAACCGGATGCATGGGCAATTATAGCCGCTTGGATGCAGCTCTATGGGTCGCGTCAATTGTTATCTGAACGGCTCGTTAAATACAAAATCCCGCTGCGTCCAGAGGTGGTCTTGCGATTCAACGAAACCAAAACGATCGAATCTGAACAGGATAAGTTAAACATAATCGAGAAGCGTAGAGATTTGGGTCTAAATACTATGATCGAACTTCTCATGCGGGATGACCCATCCCTAACTGAAGAATCAGCAAAAGATAAATTAGCTAAAATTCTCGAGGAGAAATTGCAACGCGCTCTTGAGGCACAGGAACAAATGGCAGAAGTAACCGGAAATTCCATGGATGGGGGGGAACAGACTTCGGAGGAAGACCAAAAGTCTCAGGAAAATGGCACAGAGAACCAGGACCAGCCCCCCAAAAATCAGAATAACGAATGATAAAAGTCATCTCTAACCAGGGTTCGCCGAATAAAACCACATCAACTATTGAACTTGATGTGGAAGCGCCGCCGAAGGTGCTAGCTAAAATCCGCGAGGAAGTCGGTGATTTCTTGGTGGAGACAATTCTATCGGACGTGGCAGATGCTAAAAGCCCGGTGGCTGGCGAATCATTCCCAAAGCTGTCTAAGGACTATAAAAAACTAAAAGTATCTGAGGGCGGTTCTCCTGTTCCTAACATGGAGCTATCGGGCGAGATGCTCGATAGTCTGACGCATCATGGCTCAGGTTCCACTGTGGAAGTTGGCTTTTTCGATGAACAGGCTTGGAAGGCAGATGGGCACCTAAAATTCTCGGGTGAGAAGAATGCGACACCAAAGCGCAGGTTCCTCCCGGCCGAGGGCCAGCATTTCAAATCGGGCATAGAGCGCGAAGTTGAGAAAATTATCGCCGATAATCTAGTTGAGGCGGCTGATCTAAAGAAATCAGACCTGGCAGAAATATCCACTAAGTCTGAGTTATACGAAGTGCTTTCTGATAAATTCGAAGGAATGAGCCGTTCTGAGATTAAATCAGCAATTCTACGCATTCCAGAATTGACCGAGCTGCTAGACGATTTGGATTTATTGGAGATGCTTTGACATGGCGCAAGTAAATGTCCGAGTAAAATTCAAAATAACGGAATTCATTAATAGATTCACCGATAGTTCAACCAAAGCAGATATTGGCTCGAGCGTCATTATCGAGATGAAAGACATGATCGCCAAAGGCATAAGCCCAATTAGAGATGTTGGTCGATTGGCCGAGTATAAGGCGCAAGGCGTAATTAATAAGGCGCGAAAGAAAGCCAAGGTTGCTCGTGCTGTTATCAAGAGCGGGGCGAGTTCTGCTGCTGCGGCTAGGGCATCAGTCAAAGTAGCGAAAGCAAAATCAGAGATTAGCACAGCGCAGAAAACGGGATACCCATATAGCGTTAAAAAGAAATATCCAGATAAACAGGTTCGTCCAGTGAATTTATATTTATCTGGCGAGATGCTTAACGAATTGTCTTGGCGAGAAGGTTCTGGCGAATCGGTCGAAGTGGGGATGGTAGCGGGTGGTAAGAATGCTAAACTGATGGGGTACCACCAGGACGGTAATAAAAACATGGAAGCGCGCCCAGTCATCCCCAGAACCGGTGAGGAATTTGTAGTAAGAATCATGCGCCTGATAAAAGATATTTACAGCAGACGGCTTGCTGCTATCATTAACGCAAGCAATAAGTAGGGACGACTCGTTCCCGACCAATCAATAAAATTAAACACCGGCATGACTAATGCTCGGATAATCGCGAAGGGGATAACTTTTATGAGCGACGAAACCAAAACTCCGCCCGTCACACCGCCAGCCAGCAATGAAGAATTGACTAAGGCATTAGCCCGTCTGCAAGAGATCGAGACTAAAAACTCTGAGCTCACCAAACAACTCAGCGCTGTCAAAGATAAAGACCTCGAGAAAAACAAGGAATGGGAAACTCTGGCTAAACAGCGTGAATCAGACCTTCTTGCGGAGCGCAAAAAGAATGAGGACATGCGGAAATCTATCTTTGATGGCGCTAGATATTCGAACGTCAAAGATGAATGCATGAAACAAGGGCTGCGCCCCGAGGCTGTGCAGGATCTCGAGTTCGTAGATATGACGCCTGTAATCGTGGAAGCTACTTCGACCGGGCGCGTTCAAGTCAACGGTGCCGCCGATTTCGCCGCGAAACTCAAACAGACTAGGCCGTATTGGTTCACCGATACCCCACCAGCGGTTAATTCTAAGGGTGTTCGAGTTAACGATAGTGGAACCGGGAAAAAAGTCACAGTGCAAGATATCCAGGCAGCAGAAACAGCATGGAGAAAATCTGGCAATTCAGAGGATCTGAAGGCCTATAACGGATTGGTTTTGGACTTTAAGAAGCAAAAGCAACTTGGGGCCTAACCGAGAATCAAGCCGCCATTGGCGGATAACGAACTTTTAAGGAGGAATTAAAATGGCAGATCAAGTAATGACGGCGGCTAGTAATCTCAGTGTGATCGTACCGGAAATCTGGAGTTCCAGGTATTTCGACGTTTTGCGTGCTGAACTCCCACATAGCCCGCTGATCTCGCGCGACTACGAAGGTGAGATTCAGAACCTTGGCGATACGGTTCACATCAATCAAGTGCCTGAGTTCGATGATGGCGAGGAACTCGCGGAAGCCGATGCAGCAGAAGCCTCGGCCGTCACCGTGACGCAGCAGGATTTGGTAATCAATAAACGAGTGGTTAAGGATTTTATCGTGACTAAACTCGGAATGCTTCAGAGTTTGCCAGTCATGGATAAACTCCGAGAATTGGCGATCTATGCCATTCTGAAGAAAATCGAGAAAACGGTCATCGAAACGATCGTCCCATCGGCTGCCGCACCCGATCATCAGATTGGATTCGTAACTGGTACGACTCTAGCCTTGGCTGATTTCTTGGCGGCTAAGCGCCTCCTTGATGCGGCTGATGTGCCACAGGGTAGCCGTTATGCTTGCATGGGCACCAGCCAAGCAAACGATATTTTCAATATCACGGGCTTTACGAGTTCCGATTTCCTATTGGCCGGTTCTCCGCTCGGTTCTGGACAGGTACCGTCAATGCTTCTCGGCTTCTCGCCTCGCATGACGACTCTGCTCGGAAACGTAGTCGAGTTTTTCCATTCGTCGTTCATGACGATGGCGGCTCAAGAGGGGATGAACGTGGCTGTGTATGACAAGGGTGTAGACGGTATCCGGGCGACACGCGTCAATGTGGATACTCTCTATGGCCTGAAACAGCTCGATAATAAACGAGTCGTGAAAATTTCGTAAAAGTTTCCCTCGCGAAACATCGGGTCGCCAAGACAAGCAGGCGGCCCGACCCCCAACAGGGAACGATTACAAATCAAATTTAGAGGAGATTACAATGAAATTAGGAAAGATGACGATGGCTGCATTGCTAGCCTTCATTTGTGTGATGTTTGTAGGACCGAAAGAGATGGCACAAGCCAATCTTGGTTTCGGAAATCAGCCTTTTGTTAAAGTGTTCTATTTCGAACACGGCGGCAAGGGTTCGGCCAATGGTCTGAGTGCTGGCAACGCTGCGGCGATTGCAGATAAAGACTTGATGAGTATCGAAGCCGGAATGGTTATTGAGGAAGTTTCCTTGATTATCGATACGGCCGTTGGCGGTTCTAGTGCGTTGGATGTTGGCGATGACGACGATGCCGATGGATTCTGTCCTAATGCATCGCTTACGTTAGGCACGCCAGCACTATACTGCGACAATGCCGGAGATCGCGGTGCTTATATGCGTAAACAAACACAAGGCGGATCGACTCCAAATGTCGTTGCGCCCAAGGCGAAATACTATGCCGCTGCTGGCAAGGAAGTAAAACTCGACGTAACCGGAGCTTCGAATGCTGGCAAGTTTCGGGTGGTCGTAAAAGGATATAAGGCGGCCTATTAAGGGTCTCTTTTGACCAAGCGGTCCATGCCTAACGGGTACACATGGGCCGCTTGGATGAGAGGAGATCAAAATTAATGAGCATACCAACGACAACGCGGCTCCGTTATGTATCCGCGAAAAAGCCGGATGAGTTGTCGGTATATCTGCGCAATCTGCGGTTTCGAGTGCAGATATACGGAGCGCCAGTATGGGACGGTAAGCGGTGGACGCTATGGTTTGTATTGCCTGATGATATCAATGTGGAGCTAGGTAATGCGACTTTGTAGCGTAATAGTCGCACTTCTAATTGCAGGTCAGGCGCAAGCGTTCTTTAACGATCAAGGTCTCGAGGTTATCCGTAGAGCAGCAGAACCTCAAACCCCAGGATCAAAAGCAGAAGCGGTTTTAAAAGCGCGGTTGATTGATTCTGATGGCGAGCCATTCACGGATTTAAACCCAATTCCGGTTGAAGCTAGTGTGACAATGCCAGCCGGACTAGCTACATCAGCGAAACAAGACATAGGCAACGCGTCATTAGGTAGCATTGATAATAAACTACCATCTACATTAGGGCAGAAAACATCGGCTAATTCATTAGCGTGTGTACTTGCAAGCGATCAAAGTGCTATTCCTGTAACTGGTACATTCTGGCAAACGACACAACCCATTAGCGCGGCGGCCCTACCGCTGCCCGCCGGCGCGGCGACGTCCGCACTGCAGACCGCGGGAAACACAAGCCTGTCGTCGATCGACTCGAAGACGCCGGCGCTCGGTCAGGCCCTCATGGCCGGCAGCGTTCCCGTCGCCATCGCCAGCAACCAGAGCGCGATCCCCGCGTCGCAAAGCGGTACGTGGACGACCGGACGCACATGGTCTCTGCTCAATACCACCGACTCCGTCAACATCGGCAACTTCCCGTCGACGTTCGGCGTCACGCAGAGCACGAGCCCATGGGTGACGAGCCGCAACTGGAACCTCTCGTTCGCTGCCGATAAGGCCGATGTGTCGGGTTCGAGCGTATCCATCTCAAACTTCCCTGCGGATACCGACGCCGGCACTCCGGGCGCGGCAAATCCCTCGACGGCGGTGCAGGTCGCCGGGACGGATGGCGCCAATCTCCGAGTGCTGTCAACGGATACGACTGGCAAGATCAACGTCAACAACATCAGCGGCACGGTCTCTCTTCCCACCGGAGCCGCGACCTCAGCACTGCAGACCGCCGGCAACTCTTTGCTGACGACCATCGCCACGAATACCGGCGCTCAGGCGACCGATTTCGTACAGACCGGCACGATCACGGCATCCGGTCAAACTGTCTCGATCACAGGCCAGGGCGTATATACGGTCACTGCAAACGTCACCGGCACCTGGGTGGGCACGCTGGTCTTTGAAGGCCAGATGGCGGACAACAACTGGGTGCAGATTCCCGCTAACGTCATCGCTACGACGTTCCCGTGGGTGTCGATCTCTCAGTCCACTGTAAACGGAGCCTTCGCGATCACCGGCGGCGGCTATCTCAACGTGCGCGTGCGCGCTACCGCTTGGACGTCGGGCACCGCCTCGATAGGCCTCGATGGCTCGCTCTCGCAGCAGACCGTCATCGCAAACAGCTTTACCCCAATTAGTCCGACATACTCGGCTTGCGCTGGCTCTCTTGGAGTGGCGGCGAATCCAACCGACGTTTTCACGATTACCGGCAGCGCAACCAAAACCGTTTTGATCCAGAAGATCAAGCTCAGCGGAACGCAGCAGAACGCCGGCAGCGCCGACTTTATTTTTATCAGGCGTTCCACGGCCAACACTGGCGGCACATCGACAACGATTACCGCCGGGCAGCATGATTCAAACGACGCCGCACCAACGGCGACGGTGAGGGCCTACACCGCAAACCCAACGCTTGGAACGGCAGCTGGGAATATTAGATTCAGCTCGGTTTTCATTCCAAGTAAATCCGGAACGGGTGGCTCTCCAACCCTCTTTCCCTTTGGCGATATACCCAATGAGTCGCCGATTGTTTTGAGAGGAACCTCGCAGGTGCTTGCGATCAACATGAATAGCGTGACGATGTCGAACTCCTCACTGGATTTCTGCGTGCAGTGGAAGGAGCAATAAATGGAACCCATTAATATCTCCTGGGCCGCTCTTAAATCTTTTGTTGGCGTGCGTAAAACCTCGATGCAGATCATCGAGGAGCCCGGAGTAAAATATCTGTGCATGGCGTTCGACGGCCAGCTCGCCGTGCGTTGCGACATCGCCTTCACTGGCGATCCCGCCGCCGATGGTTCGGATCACGCCGACCTGCTGGCGAACTACCTCGCGACGGCGAACCGCACGCCGAAGCAGAGCGTCGTGACCGACCTCGAACAGGACAACATCGACCTCGCGCTCGCCAGCGACCAAGGCGTATTTGTCGACAACATCTGTAAGCTTTCGCTCAAGATTCCAGGCGACGTCGGCCAGATCGGCTCAAGGCGCATCGGCGGCGGCTACGGCTTCACCGACGTATTCGGATGGGGCGACCGCGTTAAAGACGTTTCGGTCGTCGACAAGGACTTCATGTACGCCGGCCTACCGGGCTTCTACGCCGCGACGCCGGCGCTGCAGGGCATCCCCGACACCGACGGCCTCTCTTGGGCCGATGTCGCGCCCGACGGCGTCGAGCTGGGCAGCTATATCGACAAGGCTCTCGACTCATTTTGTCAGGGCTGGCGTCTATGGTGCGACGACGGTAATCAGGGCGGAGTCGACATCGACCCGCTGGGCGGCCTCGCCAAGCTCCCAGGTGGGGCGTACCTCGTCGTAACGATCGAGAAGACCGACACCAGCGCGGCGACGCGCGCCGCTCTCAACGCATGGTGGGGGAAACCGAGCACATGAATATCAAACCAGGAAACGTAGCCTTTGTAATGCATCACGACTCGAAATTGAGTCGTTTAATAGCTTGGTTCATGCGGGATAAGTTCCGAACTGCGCCTGATTTTTCACACTCCGCGTTAGTAGTAGAATCAACCGAAAACGAAGTATGGTTATCAGAAACAACTGATACGCAAATAGCGTATGGGCGCCTTTCGTCATATCTGAACGATCCTAGATGCTCGATTGAAATTTTTGCACCTATTGATGCGTCAGCAGAAGAAATTGCAAAGTGTGTAGAGGAAGCGCAAAACAATACCGGCAAACTTTATGCATATTGGCAGCTAATCAGTTGGGCTATTGTATGTTTAGGCGCAAAACTTGGCGTCGATATACCGAATATCTTACCGTTCGGATGGGTTTGCAATTCCCATGTCCTAGATGGGATCAGGCATTTTAAAGCGGGACCATTTTACATGATTAAGCAGCAGAGCATTCACACCATGCGCATGTATGCGATGATGAAAGAATCTACGGCTTGGGTTAGCGTGTTTTCCAAACGAGTTTTTAATGATGGGATAGCGAAACACAGAGGATAAAATGGGTCTATTTGGAATACTAGAAACAGAAGACCTTGTTCAAGAGCTAGATAAAACACGCCTTGATGCGAGTAAATCTTTCGCGTCTGGGACTACCCCGATCACAGTGGTCGAAATTAAACCCACAAAACTAAGCTCATATATTGACGTTACGAATGCACTCGCGGCGGATAGCCAGTACCTCGATTGGATGTTTGATTTCAAAATCGAGATTGATGCAGAGAATAACAAATTAGATTTCAAAGAGGGCGCAATCTCTAAAGTCGCGACGTTAGCTAATGGATCTTATACTTTGGCTGCCTTGGCGACTGAGATCGGCACTAAAATGACGACGGCTGGAACTCAGACATATACCGCCACGGTATCGGCGACGAATGCTTTCACGATATCCGCTGCTAGCGCTTTCGGTCTTCTACTGGCTACTGGTGCGAATGATTCGGTCAGCATATTCGATGATATTGGGTTCACTGGTCCAGATTTGGCGGCGGCGGTCTCTCATCAAGGCGATAACGTCGAACGAATTGAAGCGAAGGTTACGACGAAAATTACCAACGCCACTACGAACGTGACAAAATCGAAAATTGTCTACGTTATGTCAGAACTCGCAGACGCGCTCTGGTCGAATGACAGGATGTTGATTGCTCACGAGTTTGACATTATGCGGTATCTCCCGGCAGGACGGGCGACATGGAAGCATATACACAGGCAGGCCCAGACGCTAATTCTCGCATGGCTCGATAAAGAAGGCTTTGTAGACGCATTTAGAGAGAAGCTAACCAAGGCTAATTTCGTTCTCCCAGAGGAGCTCGAGCAATGGTCTACGCATATCGCGTTGCGTCTTATATTCGAGGGCATATCGAATGCTAAGGATGATGTGTTCAGAGATAAGGCAAAAGAATATAAAGGGCTCGAAGTAGTCTACCGCGAACGTGCTGTGTTGAGGCTAGACCTGGATGGCGACGGGGAAGCGCAGTCCGGTGAGGAATCTGATATCCGCAGTTGTGTTGTGGTGCGTAGATGAGCATTTCCAAAGTAATGCCCTACATGCGGTCGAGGATGGCGGCGTTGGGGTATAAAGAATGGGAAAATGGGTTCAGAAATGACAATCTGCCCAAAACCCTACTCGATACGCATTATTTTTTAGAATTGGGGCGGTGTTCATCTGATGGATACCATGAAGGGCACACGATGGTCAGGTGTCCGATTAAGGTCGAATTATTTCGAATGCCAGGCCGTGATCTGAAATCGATTAGAGATAAGGTCATCGAGAATGCTGACGCCTTTATAGTAAGTGCTACAGCAGCGGCCAATCGATTGAATTATCACGAGGGCCTAAAGAATATTCTTTTTGACGGATTAGAAGTTGAACAGCTAGCCGAGTCGAACGACAATGGATGCATTGCAACCATGGAATTCGTCGCCTTGGTCGTAATTTCAAACGAATAGGGAGGGTCTCAAATGGGTACCAGATCAAATATCAAAGTCGAACCTTGCAACGTAGCCTGGAAGGGTACCGATTTGGGTTATCTTGACGGCGACATTGAACTAGCGCTCGAGGAACAGGCGGTCGATATTACGGCGCATCAAGAAGGTACGAACGTAATCGACGCAATCCGAACTGGTAAGAAACTCGAGGTTACGCTTAATCTCAAGGAAACGTCACTTACCCAGCTACAAGCGGCCTTGGCTGCTGGTGGAGCGGTAGCTACGGCTCAGGCAGAAATCACTAGCATTACTTGTGTCGCTGACGTTTCTAGTTCGCTACAGAATAAATATTTCACGATTAATACCTCGGGCGATGCTGTCAGAAATTACGTCTGGATTAATGTTGGCGGCTCTGGTGTTGATCCAGCTCCGGCTGGATTGACTGGGATCGCTGTAGCCATCTCCGCTAACGCTACGGCTTCGACCGTGGCAACGGCCGTCGCTTCGGCCATCGATGCCTTGGCTGGATATGTAGCGACGGCGTCTGGTGCGGTTGTAACTGTTACGAACGCGTCTACTGGTGGGGCTACCGATGCCGCCGACGTTAACAGCGGGTTCACTATCGAAGTCACTCAACAAGGATGCGGTGCAATAACCGGCTGGGGTGGGTCTAAGGACTTTACCAGCAAGTTTACGGAAGCCGGAAAATTGGTGCTACATCCTAAAGTATTATCTTCGAGCGATAAGACGCGAGACTGGAATGCATGGAAGGCATATCCCAATCTTGAATCGATCGCGTTTTCTGGTGAGAATCCTACGGTTGTGTCTGTTACGTTTCAGGTATTCCCTGATCCTACCAGGCCTGCGCAAGTTTCTCATTTCGGATTGGGCGACGGCACCTAACGCCGTGGGGGTTTCGCGATGGAAAAAGAAGTACAGATTCAGAAGTCAGCTACGATCAAGATTGTTTATGATGGACAAGAATATAGGGCAAGGAAGCCCAAATTAGGTAAGGCCGTAGAGTTCGAAGGTGAGATGGCTGGTATCGAGGAGGACCATAAAAAAGGCGTTCTCTCATCCAGAGAGGCCAGCAAGAAACTTACCGAAACGATGGTAAAATTCTTCGCGGATTGCGGACTACCTAGTGAATTCGTAGAATCGCTGGATCAAGAGGAATTAGAGCAGGTGCGCGATTGCCTGGCCGCTAAAAAAAAGGGCTAACGGACCTCGAGTACAAGAAGTGCAAAATAGCGCGCTTCTACGGCTGGACGGACGAGGAAATCGACGCCCTAGACGGAGACAAGCAGGATATGTACTGGAGAGGTGTAATCGTAATTGAAGCTCGAGAGCGGTTAGCGAATATGCAGATCGCTGCTTACCCATGGGCTAAGAAAACAGCGCAAGAATCCCTGCATCGCAATGCACATCAGCAAGCGTTTCCAGTAGTCCATTCAGATGCGCCCATCACCCTAGAAGAATTGAACACTAGAATGGGAGCGATGATAAATGGCTAATGAAATTATCACAGAGATAATCCTAGACCTGGATAAAATGCGCTCGCGTTTAAAAGACGCAGAGGGCGAAAGTAAAAGCTCAGGCGAGAAAATCGGTAAATCAATCGGAGATGGTGCCGAAGGTGGATTCGGCAAGTTCCTGGGGGGGTTCAAGGGACAACTGCTGGCATTGGGCGGGGCAATTGCGGGCGGGTTTACCCTAAAAGCCATGATCCATGAAGCTACTGAGGCGCAGGATGCTATGCATCAGTTGGCTACAGCATTTCGAATTACCGGACAAGACGTACCATCTGCGACTGCCCATTTCGAACATTACGCCGAGCAGCTTCAAAGACTGACAACCGTATCAGATGACGCAATCGTAAAGAACGCAGCTCTGCTTGTATCGATCGGGAAATTATCAGGCGAGGGGCTAGATCGTGCGACTAAGGCCGCACTTGATCTCTCTGCTGGCATGAATATATCCCTCGAGACCGCTTTTGATAAGGTATCTCGCGCGGCGGCCGGACATACCGAGGTATTGAGAAAATATGGCATCACTGTCATGCAGACCGGAGATAGAGCTAAGGATTTCTCCGCGTTCTTAGATAAAATCAATTCCAGTTTTGGAGGCCAGGCCGAGGCGAAAGTGAATACATTTTCCGGTGCGTTGGCACAGCTCACCAATATATCAAAAGACCTATTAGAGACATTCGGGAATATGATTATTAAAAGCCCCGTAGTGGTCGCCATGTTGAAATTTGCCGGTCAGTCCACTGCGGCATTCAACGAAAAAGTAAAAGAATTGGTCGGCAGTACAGACGTAATCGGAACGGCGATCAAGGCACTATTGCAACTTGGTCAATACATAATCACCTATGTCGTCCAACCGCTGGAACTACTTTATAACGTGGGCAAGGTGGTTTTTGATGCATTGCTAGTAGGAATTCAGGGGTTAGTCGTTGGGTTCTCTGCATTCGGGTATGCGGTGGGGTCATTACTGGAAAAAGTAATGCCTGAGAAATTTGCTGGATTTGGCGAATCGATGAAGACAATGCTCGATAGTTCCGTTGATGTTCTGAACGATTTCGTTGGCAAAACACAAGAAGCGGGCGGCAAGGTGTTTGATTTTAACGTGTCTGCTGCGTCATCGAATTATATAACCAAATTACAATCCGTTGCAGACCAGGCGCGCCCTATTGCGGATCAAGTCACATCCGATATGACTACAGCGCAAGAAGCAAAATACATGGCGCATTGGGATTATATCGTGAATGGTTTTAATAATGCGTTCAATTTCACGGCGGCCAAATCCGAACAGTTCCAAAAGCAAATGCAGGCTCGGCTGAATACAACTTTTGAGAGTTTTAAGGTCGGAGTTGCTGGAGCATTCGCATCAATAGGAGCTGCGCTTGTTAAGGGTGAGAATGTATTCGCTGCATTCGGTAAAGCTATTCTCGGAGTGTTCGGCGATCTAGCAATTCAGATAGGCACCTTTTATTTTCTATTGGGCATTGCAACATTGTTTTTAAATCCTGCTGCTGCTGCCGGATATATCGCCGGTGGTTTGGCTCTCATTGTTTTGGGTGGAGCATTGAAAGCATTGGCTGGCGGCGGTGGGATGGGCGCTGGTGCTACTGGTGCCGGAGGCGGTGGAGCAGGTGGGGGTGGAGGCGGTGGACAGGACCAATTTACGGGAGAACCCCTTGCACAAGAAGACCGAAAACCACAGACGAATATCGCAGTCAATATCGCGGGCAATGTATTAGACCGCCGTCAAACCGGTATTGAGATCGTGGATTCGATTAATGAAGCGTTCGGAACTCAGGGCGTCGTAATCGTGGGTGCTACATGAGTCTAACAACGCATTCGAAGTTTTATTTCAATTACGAAATAACTCAGGACAACAACGCTATCGACTTTAAAGAGGGCGCTGGTCCAGAACTGCAAGCTACGATAGCTGTAGGTTCGTATTCGCTAACGGATTTCCTAGATGCCATCGCAGCAGCTCTGAATGACGCCGGTGCGTTAACTTACACAGTCGCAGTAAATCGAGTTACCCGAATTATAACGATATCCACGACTAGCACTTTTTCCTTATTGGTATCCTCTGGTTCTAGAATTGGTACTGGCGCATGGTCAGCAATGGGATTTTCTGGTGCAGATCGAACAGCCGCATCAACTTATGCTGGCAATCTTGCCGCAGGTTCCGAGTATGTAACCCAATTCATTCTACAGAGTCATGTTGCTACCGATGATTCTATTGCTGCCGCAGAGGGCACGGTGAACTCATCAGCAAGCGGTAAAGTGGAAGTATATCGATTTGGTGAGAATAGATTTATGGAATGCAATCTAATGTATGCAACCAACCGGGCGCTTCCAACTGGTTCCAGAATTCGCAATGATGCATCTGGTCTTTCGAAGCTACGCATATTTATGCAATTCCTAATCACTAAAGGGCCGGTTGAATTTATGCCCAATGAGGATGACGAGGCGACTTTTGAAACGCTGATGTTAGAATCGACGCCAGATGACAAGAATGGGATTAGCTATAAACTCAAGGAATTGTACGGAAAGGGTCTGCCGGGGTTTTATGAGACTGGCATTCTCAAATTTAGGAGAGTGAACTAATGGCGGTCGCGAATGGTCAATTAGCAAATGAAACCACATTTAATTCTAGGCTAATGTCTAGGACCATCGATACCAGCACCGTCGGAAGGATAGACCTTTCGAATGCATTAGCGGCCAGCGGTTCGAGCGTTAGTAACATCCAGCGAGAGTTGAATGGGATTTCTTCATTTACCGGCAGAAGTCTGAATGGTGCTAAAGATGAATTGCCAGCATGGGCTAGCAGCGTTGTCGGGTCTGCTTCGGACGATTTAAAAGATCGCGCACAGGCATTGACTCAGGCATTTATTTTAGCATCCGGGCATGATCATGATGGGACTGAAGGCAATGGCGGCGTAATAGCTGCGGCTAGTATTGGGAGTGTACCGCTAAAGGGGTATTTTCAGGAGGGTACGTCCTTAGTTGGTGCCACAGGTTCTAGCACAGATATTTCAACACCGATGACTGGTAAGATTGAATCGACCAGTTCTAGCGTCGCTGGTGTTCCTACTTCATCCCCCTATAACCGCGCTGTGCTGTTTGATAAGAATGGATCAGAGGGGAATGATTATATTCAAGATTCTGCCGGCAGAATCGTTTACGGCAGAATAACGAAAGTCGGTCCAGTCTGGACGTTATCCTATTACGTCAACAATGCTGGCGTAGAGACAAGTCATACCCTATCCGGGTCTACAAACATCAAGTGGTTTTATCAGGAACTATTTAACCCGCTGGGTGCGACCGCCCCGGTATATAGTGAACTCGCTTCGATACCGAGCGAAAATGCAACTGCTGATGTTGTGGATGCTACTGCCAGTCAAAGCGGCAAGGTATCCACCAGCGCGCAGACCTTTGGAGGGGCGAAAACTTTTAATACCCAGGCCGTTTTAGAACTCGGCACATTATTAAAACATCAGAGTTCACCATCGAATCCGGCCAGCGGGTACCTGGCTGTTTTTGCGAAATCCGATAATAAAGTATATCGCAGACAATCCGACGGAACAGAATCCGAAATAGGTGGCGGTACTGGAATTGGGTCTGGGAATGCGGTGGACGTAAAAACAGCTGATTACACTGTTACAACTGCTGACAAGATATTGATTTATGAAGGCACTAGCAACGGCACGTTTACGCTTCCAGCGGCGACCAGTTCAGACAATAATGATTGGGAAATTATCAATAATAGTAATTATCAATTAACCATAGCAACTCAGGGGGGCGATACATTTCAGGATGGAACGGAGACAACTACCGTTCTGACCGAGAAGGGCTCAATCGGGGTAGCTTGTGCAGGGGGTACGAAATTTTATGTTCACTAAAATTAGATTTCTTTCGGTAATCATCGGCGTCCTATTTGGATTCTCAGTTCATGCTGCAAATTTGCCACAGGCAGCCGATGTATGTCAGTTCGGGGGCAGTCCGCAACCATATACGTCAGCGGCGGTGTCTTCGGCCAAAGCTCCATATATGTCGCTGCCGACTACTGCACTCGGAAAATTGAAGCTGCTATTTATGAAAATTGGCACTTCGACCAGCGGCAATTTTTATGCATTTTACGAGGGCGGCACCCAATACACTGTTCCAAATGGAAAACACTTTGTTGTCTGCGGGTTTTGGGTAATGGTTGGAACTACCGGTTCATATGATTTTCAATTCGGCTATGCGACTGCGACTTTTGCCAACGATCTAGCATCTGGAACTCCGCCAACCGGTGCAGTTTATTATGGGACGGGAACGGCCACAACGAACCATTTACGATTGAATTTCGATACAACTAACACACCGCACTATTTTCCTATGGCCGGTTTATCGTTTCCACCGCTTTCAACATCGAATGGGACCGGGGCGTTTTATCCATGGTTAAGAATTGCTGCTGCCGATTCCCTATCAATGCAATTATGGGGATTCGAAATTTAGAACCGCGAATTTGGTCCTAACTGTGATCGCCGCTATCCTTGTTTTATGGGCGGTGACACGCGGAGTAATTGATTAATGGCTCTCGAATTGACAGACAGAGCGCGCTTAGAAGCTGAACGCACAAGCATTGAGCCGCAACTCGTACTTGAAATCGAGGGAGTTGATACAGTTTTCGGTGCGGTCGAAATCCTAAAATATATTCGAATCGGCGATCCTGGTTTGTATATCGGGAATGATTGGGTGATCGGTGGACTCAACGCCGTAGAGAACCAAGAGGAATTCATCTCGTTGCAGGGTACTGGTACCAGTATCCAGCAGCAGCTCCGACCTGACCAAGGATCGGTCTCGTCGGTGTCTTCTATTCTAGTGCAATTGATCGATAAGAATCAGATTCTTACCGAGATAATAAGCCCTGGCGTAATTGTAGAAGAGATTTTAGGCAGACGCGCAAAACTCTGGTTAGGTTTCCGAAAAACAGCATGGAAAGAGGATTACGTTAAAGTATTCGGTGGAATAATTGATGATGTAATTGCGGGTGCTGGATTCGTTCAACTCAATATTTCCCACCCCGACCAAAAGAAACGACAGACGCTATTCGTCAAAAAGAAAACCACATTATCCACATCGCTGAATAATAGTGCCCTATCTGTTCCGATAACCAATGCCAGTACGATTTTTGATACCCCGGTAACCGGACCCAGTGGGTCTATAGATACTTCTATTCGGTATTACGTTCGGATTAACGATGAAATTATTCGATATACCGGGGCCACATCCACCCACCTGACTGGATGTACTCGCGCGCAATTAGGTACCAGCGCCGCAAGTCACTCGGCAAATGATCAGGCCGAGAGCTTCTATGTACTAGAAGGGGCATTGACCGATCTAGCGTTGAAATTGATGCTATCCGGAGTCAATGATTATTATCGCGATGCGATAGCGGTGGAGAATTTCAATGTAGTAGATCCGTTCTTAAACGTGCCGAATTCTATTTTCTTCGAAGGCGTAAATATCGAGGAAGAATATGGCCTTGTGGCGGGTGATTACTTTACTACTACGGGTGCCGCGAACGGCGCGAATAACGTAACGCTGAAACAAATAACGGCCATCGAAGTCACTAACGATGGGTCGTATCTAATAGCGTCATCTGTCGCCTTTGTAGACGAGACAGATTCGGCAGCAGTTATTAAGTTCCGATCTCAATATGATACATTAGGCATTGGCTGTGCGATGACTCCAGAGGATGTAGACGTAGAGGAGCATCATTATTGGCGCGATCTAATCCTTTCGACTTATGAATATCGTTTCTATGTAAAAGAGGAAATCAACGCGAAAGATTTTATCGAGAAACAGATATATGCCCCATATGGAGCGTATTCGATACCGCGTAAAGCTAAAGCATCGATGGGCTACCACATCGGGCCAATTCCTCGCGATGAGTTACCGGTCTTTGATAAAGACAACATCCGAAAGCCGCAGGAGATAAAACTTAGACGCACTATAGCTAAGAATTTCGCTAACACGATAATTTATGGGTATGACCAGGATGCGTTAGAGGACAAGTTTCTATCTGGTTTGGTTTATCGTGACGAGACATCGAGAAATCGTATCGATGTTGGTGTTAAGCCGATGACATTCCAGGCCGAGGGAATACGGACGGACCTAGAGGGCGCAGCTAATACCGCTTTAGCATCTGAAAGATTGCTCGGGCGCTACCGATTCGCGGCAGAGTTTTTCGAAGGATTGAAAGCCTTTTTCAAAGGTGCATTTAATGTAGAGCCTGGCGATCTAGCATTAATGGATTTTGAGGATCTAGGAGTAGCTAATACCAGGGACGGAAATAGAGAAAAACCAGCCAAGTTTTTCCAGGTCTACAATAAATCTACTGATCTAAAGACCGGCGATATCAAATTAGAACTTGTTGATACAGCGTTCGAATCGAATGAACGATACGGGATAATATCCCCCAGTTCTGTCATAGCAGTATCCGGTTCGACCACCTACGCATATATCCAAGACACACCGACAGAGGGACCGCTGTATCCTGGTGATGAGCCGCGAAAATGGGAAAATTATATTGGATTGCCTGTGTTGGTGCATGACGAGAATTTCACCTTTCAAGAGGAGGTGGTTTTCACAGGTTTTGATGCTGGCGACCGATATAAGATGCTATTTGATACGCCGCTTTCAACTCCAGTTGTTGCTGGGTGGATTATAGACATCCCAACATATTCAGCGTCTTTACTGCCAAAAATAAATCGCAGGTATAAACTATTTCACCCGCATCTGAGCCCATTGGTCCCGATAACGGCTGGCACTAGTCAGACAGTATTCACGATTGGAGCTGGTGACGTTGGTAAAGTCCAAGAGGGTTTCCCTGCCAGAGTTCACAATGAGAACTTTACAGACTTCTCGCCCGAAGTGACGATTGCTAGTATAGTTGGAACTACGGTGACAGTAAGTGCCGCCCTGGGGTTTACTCCGACCAGTTCGCACTTTTTACAATTGCTGGGATTTCCTGACGGCGATCCTTGTTATAGGTGGATATGACATGACTGATCTAGTCGAAGAAAGAAAAAATATTCAGCTTGAGGAAAGCCGATTCAAGTTCGCAGTTTCGGAATCTTGGAACCAGAAAATCGGAAAGGCTATCAATTTTATAAATAAACGTCAGCACTCGGAGAAACAATTCTTTCTGAATGGCTATTACAATATTTTGACGGTGCCATACCTTGGCGTAGACGGTCTGGTTGTATTTAATTTCGATGCCGAGATCATCAATGCATATGCTTGGATTCTTCAGATCGGAACGGGTGGAACTACTGAATTGGATATTAAGAAGGCAACGGCACCGGGGAGCGCTTTTTCCTCGATATTCAGCACAACACCAAAATTCACATCGGCAGCGGCAAATTACTCATGGGTAGGAGTTGGCGATGTGGTTACTGGTGCGACCGCTCCAGTTATGAGTCCATTGAATGCGAATGGATATCTTAGCGTAGATGCCGGAGATGCGCTTAGATTTGATTTAATATCTGCGATGACGGGTACGACAACAGCAGGGCCGCGCAGTTGTGGCGTGAATCTACATTATCGGCCGAGGTGATCAATGGCAACGGTTTTACAGGCTCAAATAATTTCTTCGGCATTAAATTCTAGCGGTTCATTATCTGCCGGAACTGTTTATACAGTAGGTGCCAACAAATATGCAAAAGTAACAGTTGCGATCAATTTTACGGCAAGCGGTGGCGGCGCTGGCCAAAGCTGGAATGTATTGGTCAATGGGGTAATTGTCTTAACTGTGACGGCTGCTCCTGGCGCTTTCGCATACGGCGTAATCGCAGATATTGATCTAGGCGCTGGGGCAACACTTGGATTCAGCACTTCTGGGACTTCGGGTACTGCTTCTAGTGCATATACAATAAGCGGCGTTGAATACCAGAACTCGAATTATCCATAAGGAGGCGCTGTGTCTCAAAATATCCTTACGGAAGAGGAAAAAATTGAGCTCTTATTCTGGCTTCTCGGCAGAGTGCGGCAAGGTAAATGCTGGTGCAACCCAGCAGAACCCGCACCAACCGGTCATACCGATGTTTGCCTAATGGTTCAGGCCGCCCGCAGGGACGATTGGAGTTGGGGCCATGGAACTGCTTAGACAGTATGCGTTAGCATTTGCCGGCGTTCAATATCATTGGGGCGGTGATGACCCGGTGCATGGATTCGATTGTAGTGGATTCGTAGAGGAGATTTTAAAATCCTCCGGCGTGCTGCCTCATAGCTTGGGCAAATTAAGCGCACAGATGCTCTATAACTGGCTCGAGCGAGACTCATCTCCGAATGTATGGGCATTGGGTTCTATTGCGTTCTACGGGCAAGATGTGAGTTCCATTGGGCATATAGGATTCTGTCTCGATCAATATCGAATGATTGAGGCAGGAGGCGGGGCCGCTGACACGGTAAGCGGCGACATTGCAGCAGCGCGCAATGCATTTATTAGAATTAGACCCATAAAATACCGCAGAGACTTTCTGTGTGTACTCAAACCAAGGTACTCGGGCATAGGCGTTATATAATTGACGCAGCAGAGTCATGCCCTACACTCGAAAGGCAAGGCTATGGATGAGAACACAAGATTTCTAATCGAAAGAATGGATCAATTAGAGCGGCGTCTACTCGATGAGATTAGGCCTCTGAGGGATTTCAAGAATCGGGTTCTCGGTATGGCCATGGTTATGTCGGCCGCTGTGTCATGGGCGGCTGATTACGTTCGAAAACATATTTAAGAGGGATCAAATGGATAAAGCATATGATTTGAAAGCATTGGGAGAGAAACTAAAGGGCCGTGGTTTAGACCTGGCCGAGGAGTCAGTCAAAATTCTTGTGGAGGAATCGTTTGATTGGGTGGCCGAATCAGCGAAATTATCTGCCACTCCATACGATGACATGGCGGCGGTGATTCTGCCGAAACTTAAAGAATTGGCACTCGCAGCAGTCGATAAAATCGACGGCCAGGTCGGATGAGTAAAAGTCAGTTCATTTTGCAACTGCTCCAAGAGGGGAGGGAATGGGCCAAGGTGCTAATTCCCTTCCTAATTGGGCTCCATCTTAAACAACCCAGATATATGAAACGAGAGAAACTTAGTGACGGACCAGGCGAACCCAACGCTGGGTAAAATCGAAGACCTGTTTCAATCTCTCGTATGGGATAATTTGGTCGAGGCAGCGCTTACCGCGCTGTTTACTGAAATGCCATTTCTTTCCATATGGCCGATCGGCCCATTGATATGCGCAATGGTCAAGGCAATCGCCGGTAAATTATTCGAAGGTCTGAGGCTCATGGTAGACATGACGGCCATTATCTTAGTAAATGAGACGCACCGCAGGAAATTTGATAATGCGGTGATTACGCTTAAACTAATCGCAGAAAAATCCGGTACTGACTCCGATGAATATCGAAAGGCGAAAGAGAATGCCAAAATTGCTTTGGCTCAATTCGTTCATTTTGGCGCTGCTGGCTAGCGGGTGCGTGACTATTCCAAATACAACTGCTTGCACCGTAGCGGGCCGTTTATTAGATGGCGGTATCTGTGCGGAGACTCTGACGGGTAAGACCAGCGAGAAAACATTCGAACAAATGATCGATTTTCTCGAACCTCAACTTGAGACACCAGAACACCCTGCGCGCGGTGGGGCTATTTGCCAATCATCCGAGGATTACAATAAACAGAAAACCGCACTAGAGCGCGCCTGCCGTCTATTGGGAAGTCGCTGTTCTTACGAATTACGGCAGCTCATAAAGTCATTGACTGCGATACAATCTCCATAAATACTCTCACACATGGGGAATGAAACGGGGAAACCGGCCACCGTGCCGATGCGTCTAGCTTTTAAAAAATACGACAAGCTAGCTATAATCAAGAATCTAAAGCCATCTAAATACCAGCGAAATAAACATCCAGCAGAGCAGATTCTCAGGCTTGCTAAGATTATGGCGACTCATGGAGTCAGGCATCCTATTCATATTTCAAAACGATCTGGGAATATTTGCTTCGGACATGGAAGGTTAGAGGCTGCTAAGTTAAACGGATGGACCAAGTTTCCTATCGTTTATCAGGATTTTAAATCTGATGATGAAGAATATATTTGTGTTCAGAGCGATAACGCAATTAGCGAATGGTCGGAATTAGATTTATCCGCGATAAATAATGACCTGGCAGAGTTTGGACCATTCGATATCGAATTGCTGGGGATGAAAGATTTTCTAATTGATCCATCAGAGTTTAAAGAACCTGCATCTAAAAAAGATCCAAATCTAAAAGAATCTCAGCTCAACAAATGCCCTAATTGTGGTGTTCTTATAGAGAGTGGCTAAAGATTGGCGAATTATGGCGTTCCGTACATGGGATCAAAAGACGGATTGATTTATAAGATCGCTCCGCTATTTCCTCGCGCGGAAAACTTCTATGATCTATTCGGCGGTGGTTTCGCCGTGTCGCATTTCATGCTTCTGCATAAAGCCGACAACTATAAAAGATTTTTTTATAACGAGATCAAGGCGGATGTTGCCGAACTAGTGCGTGACGCTATCGCGGGAAAATATAACTATAAAGTTTTCATGCCTAAGTGGATAAGCCGTGAAGAGTTTTTGAGAGACAAGGATGGGTGCGCCTATACGCGATGCATTTGGTCATTCGGGAATAATCAAACTGATTACCTTTTTGGAGAAGAAAACGAGCGTAATAAAAAGTCACTTCACAATGCTGTGGTTTTCAATAAATTCGACGCGCTCGCCAAATCGCTATTGCGAATGGCTTCGTTTCCGCCACACTTATCAATTCGCGGCAGGCGGCTCCTGTGTCGCAGCATCATCGCCAAACGCAAGGGCGAGCTACAGCAGCTACAGCAGCTAGAGCGGCTACAGCAGCTAGAGCAGCTACAGCGGCTAGAGCGGCTACAGCGGCTAGAGCGGCTACAGCGGCTAGAGCGGCTAGAGATTTCCAGCAAGAGTTATGATCAAATCAAAATCCTGCCAAACTCTGTCATATATTGCGACCCGCCATATAAAGGGGTCGCCGGATACATAACCGCGTTTGACCATGCGAAATTCTGGGATTGGGTTAGGCGACAAACCGAGCCAGTGTTCGTCTCGGAATATAACGCGCCAAAAGATATCAAAGTCCTAATGGCCTTGAGACGCAAGACTTCGCTCTCTGCCGTGGCGCGGCCGGATTCGGTTGAAAAGGTATTTTGTAACGCCGCAGCAGAAAAACTCATGAACCGTTGATCGCGGCGGTTATGATTTATCCCAAAAACTGGGCTTTCTCTTTCGGCCACCCAATAAAATATCATGTACCAACGCCAAGATTTGACTTCCATCCTCTGTGATTAATGCACCGAAACCATCGCAGGTTGTACAGAAGACTTGTTTTGGGATAAACCCGTTCGGGTCTGCTTCCGTCTTCGATCCTGTGCCAAAACAAGCGTCACAATATTTAGCTAATATAGTTCCATTGCTGAGTTGGTATTTTGGGCCTTTCATAAATCACGCGACCTTTCTAACTTTCAATGTATGACTACATTATACAACAAGGGGAGGGGCTTTATGTGCAGCGCCCCGGCATAGGCTATAGCAGCGTATTTACGCGCAGTTAAATCATATGCTTAAAAATATGCAACCGTAGATTTCCATGTTTACAACCTCGGAAACCCGCTATAGAAGCCACGTTACAGCTCGCAAGGCTAACTAACACATTCATATATAATGATGCGCCTGGGTATCTAGGTCCATCGTTGGCGTAATCGGGTGGGGCAATTCTCTTGCGGGCGGCTCCACCCGATTAGTGCGAAGGAATAGGCATGTCTGAAAACAAATCTCTCATGGCATTACAAGCCGATTATCAGCGACTAATGATGTTGCTGATGGCGGCAGACGGAGAATTGACGCCAGAAATCGAGGCGGAATTATCTGTAAATCAGGAAATGATTGCAGCGAAAGCCGATCGGTATGAATTTATTATTTCAAAATTAGAATCAGAGGAAACCCACTGGAAAGCGCAGGCGGAGAGATATAGCCGTGTTGCTAGAACCTGCGCCAATACTAGAGAACGTCTGAGATCGGCCATAAAAGCGACTATGCAGGGAATGGGAATTACTGAAATTGTCGGTGAATCAATTTGTTTTAAATTGACCAATGCGGCTCCGAGGGTGGTTATAACTGAGCCATTGCTGCCTAAAGAATATGTAACTGAAACGATAATCCGCGAACCAAATAAAGAGAAAATCAAAGGCGCTCTAAAAGAGGGTGTCGCCATATCTGGGGCAATTCTCGAACCGGTAGTTGCGTTAAGGACTTCCATTGCTAGAAAGGTTAAATAACATGAAATCAAGCGAACAGATTATCGAACTTTCAAAAGCGTTGGCTTTAGCACAGGGCGAGATGAAACCAGCGCCATTTGATAAAAAGAATCCTCATTTTGGTAATAGATACGCGACACTTTCTAGCATTATGTCGGTAGCACGAGAGCCGTTGGCTAAGCATGGGTTGGCAATTGTGCAACGCCTAGAAGGACCAAAAGAGGCCCTAGTGCTTGTTACAACTCTCATGCATTCATCAGGGCAATGGATGGCGGATAGCGGGATTCCGCTGATTCTCGATAAACCAACGATGCAAGGCATGGGGTCTGCGATTACATATGCGAAGCGTTATGGTGTGACGGCGTTTCTAGCCATTGTTGCAGATGAGGATGATGATGGCGAAGCCACAGAACCGCCGCCATCAATGCCAAAAGATGAAACCGCAAAACGAGTGATCACAATGGCGCAGGTTAAACGGCTATATGCGATGATCGGGGCCGCAAAAGAACGTGGGTGGACGAAAGACAATGCCGAGGAATTGGCCATTATGTCATTTAAAATTAAAGAATCATTCTCCGAACTTACGCCGGGACAATATGACAAATTAACGGGGTGGATCGAAAAATTATCTTATACGGAAGCCGTCGAAAAATGGAACGCATTTATCGCGGATCGGGCGGGTAATCCAAATGGATGAAATCATATGCCCATGTTGCGGCGATCCATTCGACGGCGGCTGGGTATGCAATGTTTGTGGTCGATGTCCTGCTTGCTGTTCGAAACCATGTAAATGACATTACAAAAACAGACTCGGATAAAAAATTCCGGCTTCTTAAAAGATATGCGAAAGCTCCCATGTATCGCATGTGGGTATAAAAGGTCCGAAATCGATCATATCAAAACACGCGGCAGCGGTGGGCAAGATGAATGGGAAAACTGTTGGCCTCTCTGTAGGCGTGATCACATTATGAAAGGCCAAATCGGGTTGATTCGCTTTGTTAGGATTTATCCGAAATTAGAATTTGAACTGATTGCTCGCGGATGGGTCTTCGATACTTATCAACGCAAATGGATCAGATATAAGAAAGTGGAAAGGGGATGATGAATGGTTCCAGATTTACATGAAGCATTTTTGAGGGCGAAACAGGTCGAAGAATCAAAAGCGGAATCAGATAAAATCATTCCTATAAAAAAAGAACCGCCAAAAGAAACATCATGCCTAGCCTGTTATTTCGCCAAGTGCCGATGTACTCGCCCTTTTGATATTGGATATGACCAGCCGTTTGATTGCGGGACAGGCGTATGACTCGCTTCTTAGCCTTTCTCCTAACCGTCAACCTTATCGCCTGTGCGTCTCGTTACGTTGTCCCTGCGCACGAGCGACATGAACACAGGCAAAAGCCAGGATGCCCAACGACCCCGCCCGGCTACAAAAACGTATCGAAAGAATGTGAGAGGAAAAAATGAAAAACCTAACCAAAATGACCGCAGAACAGACCTCAAATAAGGAGTAAAAATGGGAACTAGGAAATATGTAATCTGTAGATCAAATATGGGTGTCCATGCCGGTGAGTTAGCCGAAGACGAAAGCACTGACTCGAAAAAGGTACTCTACAATGTCCGCAGGCTTTGGCGTTGGTATTCAGCGTTTTGCTTGTCTGAACTTGCGACCGATGGGCCAGTGAAAGTGACAGAATGTAAATTCTCAGGCGAGGTCCGTCGTACTGAAATTACGTCGCCTACGAATGGCTTTGAGATTTTGGAGGTAACTGACAAGGCGCGAGAAGTGATCGCGAGCGTGAAGCCGTGCCGACCATAGGCTCTGGCTATGGCAATGGCTCTGGCTATGGCTCTGGCTCTGGCTCTGGCTATGGCTATGGCTCTGGCTCTGGCTCTGGCTCTGGCAATGGCTATGGCGATGGTGATGGCTATGGCAATGGCTCTGGCTATGGCTCTGGCTATGGCAATGGCTCTGGCTATGGCTATGGCGATGGCGATGGCTATGGCGATGGCGATGGCAAAATCACACGCGACGAGTTCTTTTCGTTATGCGACGACGAAACCACCGAGACAGTCACGCTCTATAAGTCTGTGCGAAAAGACAACGGGCGAGACTTCTACACGAACACCGTCGAATACAAGGGAATGGTCGAATGCCTTGACTATGATCCCGATGACTCGGTTGAGTGTGGAAACGGGCTGCACTTGAGCATGACCCCAGAAGACGCGCTTTCCTATCACGGCGACGGGAAAGTGCTGAAGTGCCGTGTTCGAAAAGAAGACATAGCCGTTTACAGCTCGAACATAACGAAAGTCAGATGCAGACGCGTTGAAGTGTTGGGGCCAGCATGACCCGCGAACTTCAGCTAACGTCAAACGAAACCCCGCGAACGCTCGTCTTGATCATCGAGCTTCACGACAAACAGGAGTTATATTTGCTTTACAAGAATCACCTGCGCGGCAGGGAACTAGCGATTGAGAAAGATGGGTTTTGGGTGAAAGAGATTGAGGAAGAAAAATGACAGATACAGGCTATAAATTGTTGAAACGGGCAGAGAAATTCAACTTTTTGAAATGGGGTGAATACATGAAACGCGCCCAGGTTGCAGAACGAAAAATAGAAAAACTAAAGCGGTTGATTCTACTGACCGATCCTGTGGTTAGCGGCGCAGAAATGAACATATTGAGTGCTAGGCAATGGAATGCATTTATTGAGGAGTTTCCAGAGGAAATGGATTTAGGGGTTTGAACCATGACGAGTAAAAAGAAAACAATAGCAGCCACATTGACTCTTTTTAGAGAAGTACGCAGCATTGTAGAGGCAAATGGAAATTGTCTGAAAGAAGCAAGACGCGATAGAGCAATCACCCAAAAAGAAATCGCATATGCGGTCGGTGTCAAAGCAAGTTACATATGTGATTTAGAGGCCGGACGAATAATGTGTTCGCCTGAATTAGCTAAAAGGATCGAACGATTTATTTTCGAACGGGATTATGACGAATAGTCTTATCTCTCTCGCTTGCGAGATTGGGGATAAAAGATGCTCTTGGACTTGGGCAGTCGCCCGCCACGGCGACGTTCTACTCTGCAAAACCGATCGCCCAGTGGATACGAACAGGAAGGGTTTCAATCCGATGACACTCTACAAAGGCCTTAACCATAATCACGACATTTGAGGAGTGAGACATGAAGAGTAAGAGTAAAACAACAAACAGGAGGAAAATGACATGGCATTAGAAACTTTGAAAGGTGTATCGAAAATTGATGGCTTCCCCGTGGTCGTGATGGACGACTTGCGCCTGCTACATCCCGAGAAATTTAACGAGTCGGGGGCGATGGACTACAAATGGTTTGAAAAGGATATCCGCCCGCATAATTTTGTTTATGTGCGACACGATGTGAACTCACTGTCCTTCACGATTCAGAATGGCCCAATCAAAGAAAATGGCGTCAATGGTTGTCAGGTGGACACGGTTATCGCGGCAGCGAAGGTCATGCTTGAAGGACTAAACAAGCAATTCCCATGTCGTGAAAACGCTTGCGCCATTACGAAGCTCGACGAGGCGTTGCATTGGTTACAGGCGCGCAAGCG